GTAACATATAAATTATATAAAGTTTTACAAGAAAAAGGTTACTCCCAAGAAGCTATGGATTTAGAACATGAAGTAGCTTCTTTAATATTTAAACAAGAACAGCATGGTTTTACTTTTGATAAAACAAAAGCAGAAGCATTGTCTGTTAAATTAAAAGCAAGACAAGCAGAGTTAGCTGAAGAATTACAAGGTGTGTTTGAACCTATAGTAGCCGAAAGATGGTCTACTAAAACAGGTAAAAGATTAAAAGATAGTGTTACTGTATTTAATCCATCAAGCAGACACCATGTAGCACAAAGATTAAAAGATAAATATAATTGGAGTGCAGAGCAATTTACTTCTGATGGTAAAGCTAAACTTGATGATACAATTTTAAGTAAACTTCCATACCCAGAAGCTAAAATATTATGTGAAACTTTTTTATTAACTAAAAGAATTGCACAAATATCTAATGGTTCACAGGCTTGGTTAAAACATGAACGTGATGGTAAAATTCATGGCACATGTAATACCAATTCGTGTGTAACTCAAAGAGCAAGTCACTCTCACCCAAATTTAGGACAGGTGGTTAGTTCGTCTGCACCTTATGGCAGAGAATGTAGAGAATTATTTACAGTACCAGAAGGAAAGCGATTAGTGGGTATAGATGTAAGTTCGTTAGAAGTTATGATGCTTTGTCATTTTATGTCAAAGTTTGACAATGGTGAATACACTAAAGTTGCACTTGAAGGTGACATACACACAGAGACACAAAAACTAGCAGGGTTAGACAGTAGAGATTTAGCAAAGCGTTTCTATTATTGTTTTTTATATGGAGGTTCAGTTAAAAAGATTGCTGAAGTAATTAACAAACCATTTAAAGAAGCAGGAAAGATTAAGAAAAGGTTTTTAAATAACTTACCTGCCTTACATAAACTTATAGAAGGCGTACAGTCTGCGGCTGAACGTGGTTATCTAAATGGTTTAGACAAAAGACAAATCAAAGTTCGTAATAGTTACTCAGCACTTAATACATTATTACAAAGTGCAGGTGCAATTCTGTGCAAGAGATGGCTAGTAGAATTTAACCAAGAGATTAAGAAATTTAAGAACGCACAACAAGTTGTATGGGTACATGATGAGATACAAGTTGAGTGTGAAGAACAAGACGCTGAAAACATTGGTAAGATAGCAGTAGAATGTATTAAACGTGCAGGTGAACACTTCCAATTAAGAGTGCCGCTAACAGGCGAATATAAAATACACACAGATTGGAGTGGAACACATTGAAGAATAATAAATTTGATATTGACCTAAAGTATGGTCAAGAAAGAGAACAGAGACTAGCTTCTATACTAGATAAAGATAAGAATAAAATAGAAGTTAAAACAGAGAGAGACTGGTGGTTTAAGACAGGTAACATTGCAATAGAAATAGAATGCAATGGCAAACCTTCAGGTATCATGGCAACCAAAGCTGACTATTGGGTACACATATTAGCAGAGGGTGACAAAGATTATTGCAGATTAATATTTGATACCAGAACAATAAAAAGATTAGCAAAAAAATACATAGGTACACTTAAAAATGGTGGTGATGGTTGGCGTAGTAGGTTTGTTTTAATACCTTTAGCCGAAATATTTTTACCAAAAAATTTAAGCAAATCTATGCAGGAAAGGATAGTTAAATAATGTATAAAAAGAAAAGAGTATTAGTAATAGATGGTGACATACTTGCTTATCAAATAGCAACTAACAATGAACGACCTATTAACTGGGGTGATGGCTTATGGACATTACACGCAGATGAAAACAGTTGCATACAACAATTAGATGCAGTGATAGATGATTTAGGTTCTGGGTTATCAGGTGATGATTTATGTTGTAGCACTTACAGATAAGAATAATTTTAGAAAAGATGTTCTTCCTACATACAAAAGTAATCGTAAAGAAAAACGTAAGCCAATAGTTTTAGGTGCAATGCGTGAACACATTATGAAAAAACATAATGGTGTTATGTGGGCTAACCTAGAAGCAGATGATGTCATGGGTATTATGGCAACTGAACCTACTGTTGATGAAGAAAGAATATTAATAAGTATTGATAAAGATATGAGAACTATCCCATGCAATCTTTCACAAGATGGTATGACTGTAGAACAAATACCAGAGAAGATAGCTAATTATAACTTTATGATACAGACAATCATGGGTGACAAGACAGATGGTTATGATGGTATTGAAGGTGTAGGCATTAAGACAGCAGAGAAGTTACTTCTTAAATATACTAACTGCAAATTGTCTGACATTTGGAAGATAGTTAAAGGTATCTACAAAGAAAAAGGTTACACACAAAAAGAAGCTCTACAACAAGCTAGGGTCGCACACATTTTAAGACATGGAGAATACAATAAGAAAACAGGGAAGGTAAAACTATGGACGATATAAAAAAACCAATGCACTACAATCAAGGTGGTGTTGAACCCATAGATTACATTACTAAAAACAAACTCTCATACTGTGAGGGCAATGTTGTGAAGTACATTTCTCGTTGGAGATTTAAAGGTGGCATACAAGATTTAAAAAAAGCTAAACAATACATAGATTTTATTATTGATAAAGAAGCACAACCCACAGTAACAGAAAAAAAAGATGATTGATTACGATAGAGACGAGTTACTTACTGACTTTGGTAAGACAACTTTAAAAGATAGGTATTTATTACCAGAAGAAACATCACCGCAAGATGGATTTATGAGGGCGGCAAAAGCATTTTCAGATAATGATGAGATGGCAGAAAGAATTTATAACTACGCTAGTAAACTTTGGTTTATGTATTCAACACCTATTTTATCTAATGGTGGTACTAACAGAGGTATGCCTATCTCTTGTTTTCTAAATTATGTTGGTGATAGTAGAGAAGGATTAACAGGACACTACACAGAGAATGCTTGGTTGGCATCTATTGGTGGTGGTATTGGTGGTTACTGGGGACATGTAAGAAGTGATGGTGTTAGTACATCAGGTGGTTCACAATCATCTGGTTCAATACCTTTTCTTCACGTTGTAGACAGTGAGATACTTGCATTCTCACAAGGTAAAACAAGGCGTGGTAGTTATGCGGCATACATGGATATGTCACACCCAGAAATAATAGAATTTTTAGAAATGCGTAAGCCTAGTGGTGGAGACATACATAGAAAATGTCTTAACCTACATCATGCAATAAATATTTCTGATGAGTTTATGCAGTTAATAGAAAAGTGTATTGCTGAACCTACCTATGATGACAGTTGGAATTTAATTGACCCTCATACAAAAAAAGTAATACGAACTGTATCAGCTAGAGATTTGTGGCAAAAATTATTAGAGACAAGAGTTGCTACTGGTGAGCCTTATGTTTCATTTATAGATACTATCAATGACGCATTACCTGAAACACAAAAGAGATTAGGATTAAGAGTACATCATTCTAATTTATGTACAGAGATTACATTACCTACTAATGAAAATAGAACAGCAGTGTGTTGTTTGTCTTCAGTTAATTTAGAAAAATATGAAGAGTGGAAAAATGACCCATTGTTTGTACCAGACTTAGTTAGATTTTTAGATAATGCTTTGTCTTATTTTATAGAGAATGCACCAGAGAGTGTGTTCAGAGCAAAGTTTAGTGCGGCTAGTGAAAGAAGTATAGGGTTAGGAGCTATGGGTTTCCATGCTTACCTACAATCTAAAGGTATACCTTTTGAAAGTGCGTTAGCTAAAGCTCTTAACTTAAAAATATTTAAAAAGATTAAACAAGAAGCAGTAGATGAAAGTCAAAGACTAGCAATTAAGAGAGGTGAAGCACCTGATATGGAAGGTACAGGTATGCGTAATGCACACTTGTTAGCCATAGCTCCTAACGCATCATCATCTATTATTTGTGGCACTACATCACCATCAATAGAACCATACAGAGCTAACGCTTATGTACAGAAAACAATGTCAGGTTCTTTTCTAGTTAAGAATAAATACTTAGAAAAGTTATTAGAGAAAAAAGGCATGAACACTGATGCAATGTGGCAATCTATTGTAGCACAAGAGGTTCTGTATTACATTTAGATGAACTATCTGATTATGAAAAAGATACATTTAAAACAGCTATCGAAATTAATCAGCAATGGGTAATAGAACATGCGGCAGACAGACAACAATATGTGTGTCAAGGTCAGTCAGTAAATGTATTTGTACCTGCTGATGTAAACATTAAAGAGTT